GGTGGGAGACGGTCGTGGCGGCTATCATTACGGGCGCGATAGGGTATCTTCTGGCTAGTATCGGGATCAGGATCGGGTGATTTCGCACACTGGACGGTGCGGAGGACAAGCTGGGAGAACAGGATACGACAGACAAATAAGCCAAGCCCCCGCTCGGTGAGCGGGGGCTTGCTGTGTTACTAACGGCAAATTGTTGGTGATAACGATGAGACTAAAAAAGTTGCAGAATCGACAGGATGCCATGTCCCAAATGAGCAGAAGAGGGGCCAGATCGGAAGAGAGACGGTGTAAGATTTAAGAAAATTTTAATCTTCTCTTCATGGCGTCTTACATAGGATTCTGGTATGCTGGTAGCCTATCTGGAAAATATGAACGAACTGCGAATTTTTTGCCGGAGGCGTTGACATATGACAACTTGTCGTCTAAGCTTATGACAGCTTGTCAGGCGAGGAGGTGCCCTATGCCCAGCGCGACGTTTTACAATCTGCCGGCGGAGAAGCGGGAGCGCCTGCTTCGGGCTGCCAGGGAGGAGTTCTCCCGCGTTCCCTATGAGAGTGCCTCGGTGAACCGGATTATCCGGTCCGCCGGCATCCCGCGGGGCAGCTTTTACATGTACTTCACCGACAAGGAGGAGCTGTTCGGCCACCTGATGGACTCCTATGGCGCACTGCTGGAGCGCCGGATGGGGGAGATGCTGGAGCAGCGGGAGGGGGACCTCTTTGCCGCCTTCCTAGACCTGTTTGACCACATTCAGGCCCACTGGGGGGACGGGAAATACCGCGAGATGGCGGACATACTCCGCTGCAACCGGCAGATGCAGCCCGGGGTCCTGCTGAACCGGGAGGGGCCTGAGGCGAGCCTGGCTCGCCTGCGGGACAGGGTGGACCTGTCCCGACTGGATCTGCGCACGGAGACCGACCTTTCCGATATCTTCCACTTGCTGGTCTCCGCCGTAGCCGGTACACTGGTAGCGGCCGGAACCTCGGGCGATCCGGCGGGCGCGCGGGCCCGTCTGATGCGTGTATTTGGCATCCTTCGGCGGGGCGCGGCCTCCAAGGCGGTCCGCCGCGAAGAAGCATAGCAAAGAAAAGGAGAAACCACTATGGAAGCAACCCAAGTTAAGCCAGAAACGACGGTCGCCCCTCCGGAGGGGCCGGGGAAGAAAAGCCCGCAGCTCACGCCCCCGAAGAAGAAGCGGAAGTGGGTCAAGCGGCTGGTCATCCTCTTGGTGATCGCGG